TGCTTACTAGATAAGTGCTTACTAGATAAGTGCTTACTAGATAAGTGCTTACTAGATAAGTGCTTACTAGATAAGTGCTTACTAGATAAGTGCTTACTAGATAAGTTCTTACTAGATAAGTGCTTACTAGATAAGTTCTTACTAGATAAGTGCTTACTAGATAAGTTCTTACAAGATAATATTTTTTATATAATAAATTATACCATATAATAATATGTTTCCTAAATACTTATTATATGGCGGCGGGGGTAAGCAGTGGGATGTTATGATACATAACGGACCAATGTTCGCACCTTTATATGAACCTCATAATATCCCAATAACTATTAATGGGACTAAGCATCAGTTGGGTGGATTGGCGGAAGAATATATAACAATGTATGCTCGATATATAGATACAGATTATGTTAAGAAACCACGATTTAATAAAAATTTCTTACGCGACTGGAAAAAGATTTTACCCAACAACATAGTAGTCAATAGTATGGAAGAAGTTGATGCAAGTGATATTAAAAAACATTTAGATAAAATTAAAGAAAAAAGAAATAATATGACAAAAGGAGAAAAGGACCGCATTAAAGAAGAAAATAAGAAAATTGAGGAACCTTATATGTACTGTGTGGTTAATGGTGGGAGAATGAAAGTAGGTAATTACAAGATTGAACCACCTGGTATATTTCTTGGACGTGGAGACCATCCTAAACTAGGGATGATTAAAAAGCGTGTTAATCCTGAAGATGTTATTATTAATCTTAGTAAAGATGCGCCTGTACCCAAACCAAATGTGAGTGGAAAATGGAAGCAAGTTATCCATAATAATGAAGTTGTTTGGCTTGCGACCTGGAATGATAATATAAGTGGTAAAAATAAATATGTATTTACATCGATGGAATCTATATTTAAATCTAAGAGTGATATGGATAAATTTGATTTAGCAAGAAAGCTCAAACGAAAAGCACAAAGTATCCGAGCAACTTATTACGAAGATATGAAAAAATCTGATATGGTGCCAAGACAGCACGCAGTTGCATTGTACTTGATTGATAATTTAGCACTTCGTGTAGGTGGTGCAAAAGATACAAAAGAGACAGCAGATACGGTCGGTGTTACTTCATTACGTGTAGAACATATAATGATTCTTGATAATGATACCATTAAACTGGATTTTCTTGGGAAGGATAGCGTTAGATATTGCCGTAAAGTTAAATTAGATAATCTTGTATATAATTGTATTAAAGATTTTACAACAAATAAAAATAAAAAAGCGGATTTATTTGATAAAATATCATCAAGTAGTTTAAATAATTATCTCAATAGTATGCTAGAGGGACTTACTGCCAAAGTATGGAGAACTTATAACGCATCTAGTTTATTTCAAAAAGAATTAGAACGTGTAAATACGAATATATTAGAGAAAATGCCTGAAACTGAAAAAATTAATTATTTAATTTCCATTTTTAATCAAGCCAATACCGCGGTTGCATTGTTATGTAATCATCAAAAAAATGTTTCATCTGATATCGATAAAGCACTTGATAAGATAAATGAAAGTATTAAAAAATACAAAGATAGAAAAAAGAAAAGTAAGGATAAAGAAAAGATTAAATTATACGATGCTAAAATTTTAACATTAAAATTAAAGAGAGATACAAAGGAGAAAATGAAAAACGTATCTTTAGGAACATCAAAAACAAATTATATAGACCCTCGTATTATATTTGCCTTTATTAAACGTTATAACATCCCGGAGGAAAAACTGTTTAATAAAGCCCTATTAACAAGATTTGAATGGGCTAGGAATGTAGATGAGAATTATAAATTTTAAAAAAATATATAGTTTTTTCTAACATAATATATATGGAAGTTAATCCACTTGTCCTTGCAGTTGTTGCTCTTTTAGCCGGTTTAGCTGGCATTACCACAAACGCCATTGGTATTAATGATATTGAAGCTACTAAACACCCAAAGGCTCACATATATTTAGTTATTAATTTGGCTATATCTGTTCTCGTAGCAGTTGGTTCTATCGGTTACATTGGTTTACATATTAAATCCGGTGGCGCGCCTTCTCTCCATTTATAAAATTACAACATTCGCAAACGTTTATTCCCTATCTATATTGCAGTTATTGCAAAGCAATTATAATCGATGATAAGACCCCAAATATAAATAAAAATGTGTCCGCGGACACATTTTTATTTAATTTTAAGGCTCTCAATAAGTGGAACCGTGAATAATAAAATAAATATATAAACATTAATTATTTATATATTTATTAATGAATTGGTCTGATGACGAAACAAATATTATGAATCAACCATCACGTGATATGCCTGAAAGCGAAAATGATAGTGAAGAAGATGAATACATGCATCATATAATAATGAAACAATCGCAACATAATATAATTGAAGTGAGTGATAATAAAAAACAAATAAACAAAAAAGAAAAAAAGCAAAATAAAAATATATTGATAGATATGTTTAAAAAACAAGAAAATAATGTACGAAAATTTAATCCACGGTTACCACCACCAGATAAGTATAAAAAATAAATATCTAATATATTTATATTATGTTTGAAAAAATGGTAAATATTTTTCCATATATGGATAATACTGATGAAAAAATCTCAGGTTTAGTTGGTTCATCACTTGGTGGCACAATATTAGATAAACCATATAAACGTCCTGATATAATGAACCCAGAAGGTGTTTTTGATAGTAAATATATGCAGCAAAATGCAAATAATGTTGCTATAACTGATTTGAAAGATAAAACGGAACCTGAATCGCAATTACAACCTGATATTATAATACCAAATGATAGTGCAGTTGCAAAAATGCTAGACCAAAATAATATTACCGATGTTATTAAGGTATCCCCCCGCGGATTAGTACCCGAAGTATTATTTCCACCTAACGCACAACCCTTACCTACTGCACAAGAAAATAATGTTAAAAATATAGAAAAAGAACAATTTGTAAATGTAAAAGAAATGTTTACAGGATTTAATTTAACAGGTACAATTCTTTTAATATTTATTGTTATTGCGATAATATTAATTATTAAATATTGTAAATAAAAATTGATTGGGCGATAAAATTTCTTTAAGAAATTTTATATTCCCCAATTAAAGTTTATTTATGTGAGGTTTGAAAACCTCACATAAATAAAAATTGATAGTGGCTTATGATTGTGTTTACATAATCATAAGAATTCCTATTAACCTTTATGAAACTGAACTTAAGTTCAGTTTCATAAAAATTGATAATTGATATTTAAAATCTTAATTCTAAATATCTTTTAATATAAATGTTCAACGTTATACTAGCAACTGATAGTAATAATGGTTTGGGTGCTCATAATTCGATTCCGTGGAATGTTCCCGAAGACGTAGAATTATTTAAATCATTAACCGGATGTAATGACGGACTTGTGAAAGTTGTTATTATGGGACATAATACAATGAAATCATTAAAAAATGGTTATTTAAAGAATCGTATTAATATTGTTGTAACATCAAAAGTAATCCAAAATGAAAATGTTACTTTTGTTTCAAATTTACAAGAAGCACTTGAATGTGCTTATAGTATGGTAGGAAGAGACCCAAACAGAGTGTGGATAATTGGTGGCGCAATGTTATATCGTGAAGCAGTTCTTCACAAAGATATAAATATGATTTATCATAGTATTATTCCCGGTGATTATAATTGCGATGTTAATTTTACTCTCCCGCCTCATAATATTATTTCAAGTAATACTATGAAAACATTTAAATTAAATATTGTTAAATTAAAAGAAAATGCAGAAACCAAATATTTACATCTTCTACACGAAACTCTTTATAATGGTCATATGAGAATGACACGAAATGGGAATACTATTTCCTTGTTCGGTAAAGAACTTTCATTTGATGTGTCTGAATCATTCCCACTATTAACGACAAAGAAAATGTTCCTAAAAGGGATTATCGAGGAATTACTATTTTTTATTCGCGGAGAAACTGATACACGAAAATTAATGGAAAAAGGAATTAATATTTGGAAGGGTAATACAACTCGTGAATTTCTTGATAAGATGAATCTTCCATATGAAGAGGGTATGATGGGACCAATGTATGGATATCAATGGCGATTTTTTAATAAGAATTATAATGAAGAAACTGGTGGGATTGACCAATTTAAAAATCTTATTGATACGCTAAAGAAAGACCCACACAGTAGACGTTTACTAATGACTGATTTTAATCCTGCAATGGTGGACCAAGGTGTATTATATCCTTGTCATTCTCTAGTATTACAATTTTATGTTGATGGCAATAAATTATCTGTTAAAATGTATCAGCGTAGTGCAGACTTATTTTTAGGATTGCCGTTTAATATTGCATCAACTACATTATTATTATATATTGTTGCAAAATTGGTATCACTTGAGCCCAGTATGGTTATTATTACATTAGGTGATTGCCATATTTATGAACAACATATTGATATGGTAAAAGAACAACTTGGACGTACACCGTATAATCTCCCACAATTGGAACTACCTGAATTTACCACATTAAATGAAGTTGAAGAAACTGATTATACAATGTATACACTAAAAGAATATAATTGTCATCCAGCTATCAAGGCAGAAATGATAGCATAAATTTATGCATTTATGCATAGCATTTATTAAATTAAACACGTGCTCCCATTCTTTGGAACAAATGGATTTGCACTATAGTGTTTGCACATAATATCTACCAGTTTCATATTCATCTTATTGTTCCCTTCAAGTGTATATGATGAACCACAAGCAGAACAATATACCTCTAGCTCCATTCTTTTACCCTTCCCCTTAACTGTAGGGGCTAGCTCTGGAATGGTGCATTTTTTACACATTGTGGCAAAAACAATAAAATCATAAATAATTGATTGAATTTTGTCATCGGGAAAATGTCCTTTAATACTATTTTCATTTGTACTTGCACCAAGACACCATCCAATATACCCAATCAATAGTGATGATTCGGTGTTGAGTTGATGAGATATAGTGTCAATATTATTTATAATTGTATGGCAATTCTTCCCGCTACCTGTTTGCGTGGTATCGATTGGGTCCATCTTATAACGATAATTATCGTCCTTAATATGGGGGTTAATACTGAGCGACATTAATATTATCAATATAATAAATATACTATTTTATTATCAATTTTTATAAAGATTAATAAAATAACAAAATATTTATTAATTTATTTCTTAACAAAAAAATTGAAAAATAACAAAAAAATTGAAAACACTAAAATATTATTAATTTATTTCTTATTAAATATCTGCGATATTTAATAACAAAAAAATTGAAAATATTTAAACCTAACTAGTACTTATATAGATTATAATGTCTCACCACAAGGGAAAGACCATTAATTGCCACTACTGCAATGGAAATCATTCCTGCAGAAACTGTCCTGTGGAGTCGCTTGTCGCCCCACATATGAAGAAAATCGTTGGAAAGCATATGGAGTCGTTTGTCGCCAATGAATTGGAGTGTCCACGCTGTCATAATATGACGCTCCAACTTCTTGGCAACCACTCTCCGTCCCTCGATATTGTTTGCAATCATTGCGAAACAAACTTTGAGGTCAAGTCCAAGTGCATTAGTGCAAACGTTATTCCAAATGATTTGATTTTAAATCACGGGAACTACTTTGACTATATTAGTCGCCAAGAGAGTGGTCTCGATTTTATTGTCATTATCTATGGTGTCGACAGGAAGACCAAGGTAATCACAATTCGCAAGGTCTTCCATGTGCCGAATGAAATGATTCTCGAGAAGAAGCATTTCAAGGTTGTCAAGAAGACCAACTCCACGCTATCGGATATCATTATTCCGAACAACACCGTTCTCCCAAACATCACGCCAAAGATGCAGTATAGTTATGATTTTTCTGATAGTATTCTTGATATTATCAATACTAACAAGCAGATGAGCGTTTCAGTTTAATTTATTAACAAAATTGAAAACACTTATTTCTTATTAAATATCTATAATTTAGAACTTTGTTCAAATAATAAAAAAATTGAAAACACTTATGTATTATTAATTTATTTCTTATTAAATATCTATAATTTAGAACTTTGTTCAAATAATAAAAAAATTGAAAAAAAAATAATATATAAACCCGTTTAATATATAATAGTAATGGACCCATTCAATCAGGTATCCGATAATTTTATCCTTGATGACGAGCAAATCGTTATCTTTGGCATCAAGAAGGGCAAGACCAACACCTACATTGTAGGACTACAACTTGACAGCCCCACGCTGACCAAGACTCTCGAGAAGCTGAAGAAGAGTGTTGGTTGCGGAGGGTGAATCAAGGAGGTAGAGTATGATGGCAAGATGATGCAGTCTCTTCACCTCCAGGGTGACAAGGTCGTAAAGGCGACTGAGTTCATTGAGAGTCTGGGGGTAGGGAAGGTGATTTCCAAGCCGATTGTTTAATTTTTGTCTTTTCGCAAAAGAAAAATGTTTTTTGATTTAATCTTTGATTTAATCTTTGATTTAATCTTACTGATGATTTATAAGCCTCAAATGAATTTAAATGTTTTTTAATATTTATTAAAAAATTATGAGAATTATTTAATTCAACCCCAATTACTGCGTGCGTCATCGTTAATTCTATATTTTTACAATTCTCAAATATTATTTTATTTATCTTAGAATTGATTATTATTTTTAGATTACAGCAGTTTTTCCATATTATAGTGTCTTTTTTAGTCAATAATCGCTTAAAGTTATATTTAATGATATCTTCTGGTTGAATATCATTTATTATAACCGTATTAGTATTCATTAATATTAAATAGGTTTTAAAAAATTGTTTTTTTATTATATTATGATGAATAATAATGATATTGTTAATATCAAAACAGACCGATTTTCTTTTTCCTATACAAGAAAACCAGAACGTGAGCTTGATATTAACTTGGAGCTATTTAGAGGAGAATTATATTGTGATTTATTAAAGCAATTCACTAAATCGTGTCTTAAGAACCTTAATGATGAAGTATTCTCTCATAAGAAAAATTATCACAGAACTATTACCAATTTACTTGCTAGTTGGTTTTTCACAATGTATATAAAATACGATTTTACCATGGATGCATTCTTTCCTAGTAATTACTTGGCTCACGATGAGATTATAATTAGAACATTAAAAGATTATACATCGCTTCATAATATCCCTAATGTTGATACTAAAATAAATAACATTATCAATGACCTTCATATGAATTATAGTAATCTTATCACAAAGTTATTAAATTATAAAAAAATAAATCACGAAATTACAATCAGCAAAATTAGCAAAAATTACACGCGAGATAATGTCCCAGTTAGTTTTTACATATTTTCGCTCAATTCTACCCATATTCTTTGTAATAAATTACACAATATCATTAATAATATTATGTTGCCCGTTAGTCAATATAATGAGATGAAATCGCGATATATTGGGGCAGATGAATTATTAGATCAATATATATGGACGGTATTATATAGATATCAACTTTTGAGTTCAAATAATCATCAACTAGCGGTTATCCCAAAGATTTATAATGCAATGAAGAATGATTTTAATCTGTCGGTTGAGTGTTTTGCATCTGCTATTAATTCATCATCAGATAATTTTTGTTCATTATATTACGATGTAGAGAAATTCTTTGGGTCAATTGGTAATTTCTTTCAGTTGACTTGTATTGAAGGTGTTTATAGTTTCAATCCACCCTATCAACACGATGTGATGACACTGGGTTTTACTAGAATGCTAGACCACTTGGATAAAAGTAATGAAAAATTAACATTTATTATTACTATTCCAATCTGGGATAATATGGGGAAGGAGATAATGAAAGAAATGAATATGGAAAACAATAATAATAAGATTGATTATGAAGATTTTGAGATTATGAATACTATTCGTAATAGTAAACATTTTCGGGGATTAAGAATGATATCGAAGAATGATTTTACTTATATGGACCATAACTTTTATTTATTCAAAAATAAAACCATTCAAAATACGTATGTTATTGTTATGAGTAATAGAGAATGTAATTATATTGAGACTATTAATAAGTATAATTTCTTTCAATAACTTAAAGATATAATTATATAATAAATAATGGCGTTAGTTTTACCTGTTCTCTATTTGGGTTCAATGTATGGTTTATATAAATATGTGAAAAATAAAATTCGTGAATATGAAACAACTCAAGAAATAGATGTAGATATTAATATTGACAAAACTGAAGATGTTTATACTGCAATTAGTAATAGTAATATGTGCGACCCGCCATTCAGAAACGGTCTTACCGTTTCTGAATGTTCGGGCGCTCTTTTGGTCCGTGGAAATTCGAAAACCGTTTTCGAATCACCCGAGACACATATTTCTGGTAATATTATTGTTTGCTGTACTGGTGATATGCAATCGATGGCATTGTTATATGGAGTAATGAATGTTTATGATAGTGAGAATATAAATGTTTTATTTATTAATAATGAACGATATAATAAGATGGGTGAGTTTGTTGAGAATATTTGTGAAAAGCATAATATTAATTTTATTCAGAAAACAATAAATACAAATGATATTATGCACATTAACGTGGAACGTAATATTGAAAATGCACGGAGAAATACTATAAGTGAATTATGTTCTCAACTCGGAACAAAGAATGTTTTCGAGGCACATACTATTGAAAATCAATGTAATAATATTTTAGATAATATTATGCGAGGGGTTACATATGGGCAACTTAATACTATTAAACCATTTATTAATATGGATATGGATATGATTAGACGTTTTGTGGAGAAATATGATATACCATATGATACGGTTACGATGGACCATAATCTTACATCGGCAATGAATATATTTAATGAATTTGAAACTGTATTAAATTCACATTATCCAAATTGGCGTGAAAATATTATTAATTATGCAGTGAATATTAACGATAGACTTGCTCAGTTTGAAACTAATATTGATAATATAATGAATAATTGTACCGGAACGGATAAATATGGTTCATATTATCGTTATAATATTGATACGACATCTTATGATTTATTCAGTAATATTGTAAATAAGATTGCTGATAATAATAATACTGAACGCCCGTCTCGCTATGTTAAAACACAATGGTATGAAGGAAAACAATCTAAACAACCTAATTGGTTTTGTGATGGGCACTATGTTGTTTATCTTAATAATGATATGATGACCCATCTTGATAATCTTCGTACGTATCTTGATACGGTAAATGCACTGGATTATATTGATGATAATAATAAAATATTTAATGTAATAATAAATGATGAAGAATATAGGATTATTTTATCAAAAGATAATATTATCGATTATATTGGTGATATGATTAAGGGGATTATTCATCTAGAGGCAAAAGATGAACGGTTTAATATTATAGAATTGTTTCATTAGGAATAAAAATTGATTTATTTATTTAATATTAATAAACCATTATATTAAATGCTTATTATTCCCGGTTCCACTTATTAAGAGCCTTAAAATTAAATAAAAATAATTAGTTCTAATTATTTTTATTTATAGTTGGGCTCTTATTATCTGACATAGGGAATAATAGTAAAGTTATTGAAATTATTTTTGCTATATTTATTTTAGCTAATAATTTTTATACCACTTATAATATTATTTACACGGAATGTAAAAGTGTTATTTATAATGTTGCCATATTATCGATTGTTAATAATATGATAACATTTTCATTAGTATTGCTTTTTATCGCTCGTGATATTGAAAATCGATATTATAATATTCTTTTTGCCATCTTTATGATGCTATCGTGTGGTGGCTCTGGATTGCTTGTAATGATATGTGTTAGTAATACCATTAATGAATGTGACCGAACATTTTTCTACATTGTTATGGCTAATGTAATATCATCTATTATTCCTGTTGTGTTGTTTATTTTCTATTTCCTTGGATTGGTATTTTGTTATATGTGTCACGGGTGATTCGAAAACGGTTTTCGAATCATTGCGGACCAAAAGAGCGCCCGAACATTCAGAAACGGTCTTACCGTTTCTGAATGGCGGGTCGCACATATTCCATTTGATGTAATTAGGAGACAATGCAATAAGAAGAATAAAGAGCGATATGTCCAAACGGACCCTGAAATGATTAACTTGATGGATAATCAATCCGGGAAAACATTTGTGTTCCCTCCTGATGAATTTGATGCGGTTGAGATTTAATCATAAAAATTAATAAAAATTGATCTACCTAAACGATTAATTTTTATGTAAGAAAGTTTAACGTTCCCATATAAAAATTGATTTATAAACATATTGGAGACAATATGTTTATAAATTTAATGCAAATCTTCGTTAAAACACTTACGGGTAAGACTATTACCCTCGAGGTCGAACAATCTGATAGTATTG